TCGGCTTCTATTTGGATAGCATCTGTGTCACTTACAGAACCAATATAGCGAGCATCGCCTATTATAAGATCATTTATCGTAGCATTGCCAGTAGTAACAATATTATCACTATCGTCTATTGTTACCCCTGTGGGTTGGGTAGTTACCCCATCAGTTCCGTCAAAAGCGGGTATAGAATTATCAACGACCGTTCCTGCATCAGTCAGATAAAGTCCTGCGTGGTTTCCCCACCCATAGGCAGTATCCCAATTAGAGAAGTCCTTCCAGTCTAAATTACCAGGGTCGTCATCCCACATTAAAAGCCTGTCAGCATTAGGGTCAGCCGGAAATATTGTATCTGTTCCGCCCACTGCTAGAACTGACTCAGTTATATCAGTAGCGTCATAAGTTCCGGTTACATCGCCTGCAAAGCTATCGCCTAACTCTATGTATTCGTCATCGTGAATACCTGAGTCAACGGTAGGTGAAGCCCAGGTGCCGCCTAGTTCTCCCCCAGGGGTTGTGCCTACTGCTATTTCTCCTGTAAGAGTAGCGTTGGCTGTGCCTACGAGATAGTCGGCATCTATGGGGGCAAAATTCCCTGCTGTTCCGGCCCCAATCTCTTGGAGGGCAGCTTCGGCAGTAGCTCCAGTATAATAAGCTCCCGCATCATCAATCTTGATATACCGGGCTCTATTGATTGGAACGCTCCGGATATTTTGGGAGTATCCGGCTAACCAAAACAATGATAGTAATATAATGGAGAATGTTTTTTTAATCATATTCAATTCTCCGAACGTTAGCTGTCTGACCGGAAGCACAAACAAGATATATGCTAAAACCGGTCTTGCAATTACTGAATATCTTGCCTCCCATAATCGGTGCTCCATCATTAGAATCTACCGAAGAACCTCCATAGTAAATCTCATTTGTCTCGGCCGGTCCGGGGACAAATTCAATACTATTTCTACCAGTAGTTAAGGTAACTTCCTGAGGCGTGTCTGTAACCGTCAAGGCACTTTGGTTATAGACCTTGCCTACTTCCTGGACTCCTGATGGCGTTCTTTTCATTTACTTTTTTAAGGTTTTTTTACTTTATCAGAAAACCCAACACTTTTACGTCCACAATGCGGACATAAATGGTTAATAACGCAAGTCTCAACCGGCCTTTCAGTAATAATCGCATTTTCAACAACAACATCCTTCATAACTAGATTCGGAACCGGAGTATCGACCTTTACTAAATTAGGGACTTTTTCATCGTAATAAGATAGCTTTGGAACTCTTACTACATACTCTTCGATTACCGGAATCCTCTTAATCACTTTTTCAAATTCATAAATAGTAACCTTTTTCGTTTCGGTATTAAGGATAAGGTTTTTAACTACTATGTCTTTTGGGATGAAGTTCGGCACTTCAACGACCCTGTCCTTCTCGATAATATTTACTTTCTCAACCGGCACGATTTTATCCTGGAGTATCGGATTGATAACAACCTTATCTTCTTCGACGATGTTAATTTTTTTGATTTCTTCTTCAACGAACTTTGGCTGTTTAATTACTATAGAATCTTCAACTATATCGATATTATTTACCTCAATAACCTCAATGATAGCGCCTGAACTATTTCTCCTAATAACCTTCATACCAACCCTCCTTACATTTTGCGTAGATACCGCACAATTATTTTGGCATCTGAGCCGCCTGCTCTTATCGCTCTAAAACCCAATATTTCGGCTTCTCCTTCCAATTCAAAGGAACTTCCGGCAAATTCGCCAAATCCAGTAGTAGATGTCGGATCTGTTCCATCAAGATAAAATCTTATAGGTGCGTCTAATACTTGAACTAGAGCTTTTTGAGCACTGCCCCATCCTCCGGAAGCAGCATAAGTGCCGGCAGTTAGAGTTTTAACAGCAGAACTAACCGTAATTGTTTCTTTCGCAAATTCTCTTAACATAACCCTTCCTCCTTTTTTTGTTCGATAGCGAAATAGGCTATCGTGAATATTAGTAATGGATACAGCCTGGGTATCTCAAAAGGGTATTCAAACAGACAAAGAAATAATAAAGGCACCAGATACCATTTGAGCTTTCTTAAACATAAACCGATAAAGACTAACCCGGAGCTTCCGACCCCATAAATCCATTGCAGAAAAGATGACAAACCATAATCCCCTATCTTGAAATTCCCCAGACCGAATCCGGCAAGCGGCCGTTGAGCTAGATGGTTGATTATTTCTTTCCAAACCAGGAATCTTATCGCAAAAGAATCCAGTATGCTTTTATGAAAAAATGAAACGGCGATCAGGGCGCTCCCAATAACAGCCATTTTTATCCAGGAAACATCGAATCTTTTAGCTTCATAACCCAAGACCACAAAGACAGAAACAAACACCGAAGCCTCTTTTAGCAAAACTCCAATAATCAATGCTGGTATTATATAAATTCTTTTCACAAAAGGAAGGCTGAGAGCTATAAAGGCAGCAAACCGGGGAGAATTGCCGATAATACCTCCATATTCGTGGATAACAGACGGAGTGCCTCCAGACCCGGTAAAGGTAGCAGGATCGATAAAGGGGCTATACCCGAATAGCTGACCGAAAAAAATTAGAGTATTTATCCCTAATCCGATCATCAGCCAATTCAGGCATTTCTTTAAATCCTCAGAATAGACGGCGAGTATATAAACATCAACACAAGAAAAGAAAAGAATGGTAAGGGCTGATAAGCACCTGTTCTGGAAATTGTTTACTGCAACCGAGAATAAACATATCCCCAGAAACAAAACGGTTATCTTTTTTATATTAAATTCTCTCTTCGGCGTATCAAACATAGCCGAGGCAAAGAGAATGATTGAAGCGAGCTGAAAAAATATAAGCTCAAACTTATAGGGACCAACCCCAACGCAGTAAGCTATTGGGGTAAATAGAAGAATAACTTTAAATATTCTATCTACCATAATAAGGCGGGCCGGGGGTTGCCCGGCCATTAGCTTACTGTGTGTATTCTACCGAAATATGGAAACCCGAGTTATAACCCGGAGCGTCAACATACAATCCTGTAGCAATCTCGCTGTCATTAAGCTTTAGAAACACCGTATCTCCGGCTGTACCTATTGAAATATCCCATTTAGGGGTACCGGTTGCGCTAGTGTTATCATAAAGCAAAAGATAATCGAGCGCCGTTGTATGCGGCCCACTTACAGTTATGCTCTGCAAATTACATTGCCCGGTGATCAACTGGTTTCCTGCGCTAATCTGGCTGCCGCTTGCTGTTGCTATCGATGATGGATTGTCAGCGTAGAACAAACTCTGGGCAAAAACGGACGGCACCCAAAGCAACATCATTGCCAACGCTAATAAGATAAACTTCTTTCTCATTCAATCCTCCTTGACTTTTTCTTTCCTTATTTAAGGCCTTGCCTTATTTACTTTTCTTCTTTGAATCAGCGATTATTTGATCGATGGTTTTTCCTTTCTCTTTTTCCACGATTTTCTTAGCGACATCACTTGGCAATATTTTATTGCCATCTTTATCTACTAACTTCTCAGCGTGAACATCGCCAACGTGGCCATCGGTGCTAACTTCGGCTTTTGGAATCGGCTTTGCCCCATCCTTGTCTAATCGCTTAAACAAACTGCCGGAACTGTTAAGTAAAATAGTGGCAACTTCCTCATCAACCTGGATAGATTTAAAAGGTGTAAAGCTATATTTACGACTTTTCCCGGTTGACTTGATTAAAGTAACTCCGCCGCCTATACCGGCATTAAACCCCGTACGAACCTTTCTTTTGTCCGCATCCCTTTCCATTTCAAATAAATCAGGCTGAACAGTCTGAATCACTTTAGGCCTTTTTCTTCCAAGATAAACTATTTCCATCGTCTTTTTCTCTTCTTCCATCTTAATCTCTCCTTTTGTTTACAGGCGAGAGTGCCTGAATTTCATAAATTATATCGCCGTATCTTTGCAAAGAACCAACAAGCGGAAATCTTTAAAAGTGGCCGCCGCTACATTCGGAGAAGCCCATAACTTCAAATCAATCTGATTATTCGTCGATGAGTTTTTCAATGCTTGAACTGTGGCGTGATCGGTTACTGCGTCTGGATCTTCGATCAAACCCACAACTCCTATCGGGTACGCATAATCCACATCAGTAATAGTGATATTCCCGATTGCCGCATCTGGAGATACATCTACAACCAAAAGAATATCTCCACCAGGGGTGCCAAATCTACCTAACTCGGTTTGACCATAACTCATTTTAAAACCTCCTCTAGTTAAACAATCAAGGGGAGCCTATTCAGCCCCCCTATCAATAAATTATAGACTGGTCGCGTAAGTATCAATCGCTACGATTGCGTGATCAACACTATTAAAAATAGTTTTCTGAACTCCCCAGATAGCGCCGGTACAAATAGCCCACTTGTTGTCATAATCAAAAGATTTCTCAACCCACTTACCCTCTTTACCTAAGGCCAAAACTAGAGCCTGTGCTCCCATAACCAATGCTCTAGCTCCCGGCTGATCAGAAGTAGATCCCCAGGTTGAAAAAGTAGGCACGTAATTATGAGTATGGATAATGAGATTATCGACTATCGCATCGGCCCCCGAGAATAAAGGATTACCCAAACCTCTTAATCCGGCATCTTTCTGCAAGGTAAGGTAACTATCATCCTGCATTAAGTCATACCTCTGATTCGGATGAATTAACATAAGATAGTAGGATTTTCCTTTATACTTAATAGGCCTGATCTTAGGAGTCAAAGTCATAATTGTATTGCTGATTTTGAAAAGCAAAGATAGGGTCATTTTATCGGCGCTGTCAATATCGGCATCCTCAGTTGCATTTCCACCGTAAATAACCCGAGTCGAACTAGGAGCAACCGGAGTATTCGAGAAAGTGTAAGCTACGATTCCTCCGCCTTTTCTGAAAAACTCTTTAGTCATAATCTCAGACTGCCACTCTCCCAACAAACGCCTTGCCTCAGGCCGCATATTGATTTCATTCTTCTGCTCGTCCATTTCACCTTGAAGCCTGACCGCATTACGTTTTTGATTGATTTCAATATCCTGGCTATAGGTCGTTGCTTCTTCCTCGTTGCCTTCCTGTTCATCGTCTCCATCTCTACCTTCTCCGCTTAGCTTGATGATCAACGGAATAGTAACCTTAGAACCTTTCTTGGTCTTAAAATCCGGCTTCAAGAAAATCGGGGCCGGAGCTGCCCGATTAGCAGACATCATACCGTTTTGCTTAAAAAATATTTCTTCGATCGCATCTATCAAGGTCTGGCGCTGCCATAATTGGGATCTCATCGCACTTATTGAACCAGTATTACCCATTTTTCCTCCTTAATTGCTAATAACTTACCTCAATGCCTTATTCCTGATCTTGCGAGGTACTTTCATATATTTGGACATAGGCATTGCGCTTAAAGTTTTTTCTAATTCCTCACCTTCCATTTCCTCCAATGCTTCGTTAGTTACGCTGCTTCCGGAAACACTACCGCTCGGAGTTTTCTTGTTGGCATTTTTAAGGATGCGTTTAACATCCTTTGGCGGCTTGCCATCGGCCGGGTTTTTCTTAGCGGCATACATTCCTTTAAACTTCTGACCAATCTCATAGACCCTTTTCGCGGGATCGCCGTCTGCCCGTTTTAACTCGGCGATTATTTCGAATTGCAAGGCCGGAAATTCTTTAACAACTTGTCCGAATATATTAAGCATTTCGTCATAATCCGAATGAGTCTTTCTAAAGGCCGTTTCAAATTCATCCATCTTTTGAACAGCCTTATCTTGAGCGCTCATATTTTTACTGGCGTCTCTCTGTTGTATTTTCTTTTGATTCCTTGCTTCTCTAGCCTCGGCTGCCTTTATCCTTTTTTGTTCGCCAACGCTAAGCAAATCATCATCAACTTTATCTTTTAAAATATCCTCTACAGTTTCGCCTTCTTCAAGGTCTAACTTTTCTTCGTCCTCTGGCTTAATTTCTGTTTTATCCTTTGGGCCATACTTCTTTTGCAATTTAAGCCAATCGCGCTCGGCTTCGGCGGCCTGCGCTCTCTTTTTCATTTTCTTGTGAGCATAATAAAGACCTTTAGCGTCCTTAGGGAGTTTTTCAACCTCTTCCTTAGTTAAATCCTTAAAAGGCTCATCGTCGTCGCCCTCTTCTGGTTCTTCCTCGGGGGTTTCTTCTGACTCCTCCTCAGGTTCTTCTTCTGACTCTTCCTTGGGCGTTTCAGATTCTTCCTCTGGAGTCTCTGGCTCTTCCGGAGTCTCTTTCTCTTCTTTTTTTTCTTTCTTCTCCGGCTCCCCTGTTGGTTCCCCGGTTGGCTCTTCGGTATCTAAACCTAAATCTTCTATAAAACTATTCTCTTCTGGTGTTGCTTCTTCGGGAATCGGTCTGTTATCTTCTGGCATATTGTCTCCTTTTCTTTGCGGAAGTTCTTTTGCCTGCTTCCGGTTCAGGTGTTTGCGCTTCTGCTAAAGCGGCTAGAATCTCTTTTTTTGCACTCTCGGGTATGTCCGAGTATTCTATTAAAATCTGAGGAGGTATTGGTATGCCCTTCTCAGCTAATTCCATAAGGCCGGAATATTGCGCGTACCTTTCAGTTGGGCTTTCAAGGCCTTGACCTATACTTATGTCGTAATTGCATAAATCAGGATCATTGAGTATTTGCTGTACCATAGCTCCGGCAGCCCCAGCTATAATCTCAGGAGTATCGGTTTCGTTCCTACGGAAATGCTTATCAAGGAACTCGCCGCCTAAAACTCTCAGAGCTTTATCGACCGTGAATAACTCTGATAACTGAGATACTATGTATTTGCCTAATAACTCCTGAGTCCAGGCAAGATTATCAAACAAGGGTTTAAGTATCTTCAAGCCTTGTGCTTGTCTTAAAGCAATCGCCCGGCCGGAAGTAGTCTTGTCCTCAACCGAAAGCATATCCGGATTGATACCGGAAATTAACTTAATATCCTCTTCGCTCTTCTCTTCAAAGTAAATATGGGCTGATGGAACGCCTCCCGGCTGCAATTCCTTAGGTTCTGCCTTGCCCTTTTTATAATAAAGAGTAACCCCAGGCGTGCTTCCGAATTTCTTAACTTGTTCAGGATTAACCCAAGAGCCCTCTTCGGCTTTCCATCCCCGGTTAGCAATAACATTGATGATATGCAGAGATTGACTCCGGCGCTTGTTTTTCTCCATCTGAGGATCTCTTAGGCCTGAAACAATCCCTTGATAGGCTAAGTCCTCTCGTTTCAATACTCGCTTACCTACGGCTGAATACCAGCCAAATAGGGGTATTAAAGGGAATCCTCGCCAATTAGGGTAGCCGTCAGACAGGCTATCATCGAGAATCACCTTACCGACTGAGCTAACCTTCCAGATTTCAGGTATTTTTTTCTCGATTACCTTATCGCCAGTCCGTAACTCTTTCTCCTCTCCAACCAAATGCCTGTGGGCGCGTCTTTTAGTCGGAAAGAATTTAGCAATATTCTTCTTAACACTTATAGCCAGATACCGGGTAGCATACTTTTTATAAAAATACTCGAGATACTTATAGGTCTTTTCATCCTCTTCGACCGGAAGGTCCTTGTCCATTTCCTCTGTATCAGGATAATCTTCGCCGGCTTCAAGAATATCGTCCTCATCTTTAGTGCCCTCATCATCAGCCAGGGGCAATCCGATACCATTTTCAATATCTTTTTCTTTATCCGGGAATAGCTCAATAATCTCTTCTTTTGTTAGCTTTTTCTCCTTAGTCATAAACCGGCCGTCAGATAAGTCGTATTTAATCGAGTTCGGATCGAGCCTTACTTCCCATCCATCCAAGACATTAAATTGAAGAGAACCATTAAGTAAATCATAGGTATAATCAACATAAGGCTCGATGAAAGACTTACCCCGGGCAGTTATGCAAGTCTCAAAAGCCTCTGAAAGCATATTCTCAGCCTTGCTCCGCTTAATAACGTTTTTAAGCAGTAAGGTTACAATCTCGCTAGTCAACTCATCCTCTCCGCCCTCAGGATAAGCTTTAATCGATGATTTGCTATCTCTCTGGTATCCGGAAACAAGACGAATGTTAGGCCTGATAATATTAAGAGTCAATGCCGGACGGCCCTGGCTTTCTATCTTATCTTTAATTTCCTTTTCCCATTGCTCGCCAAGACAGAATTTAACATCCTCGAGAGCTTCCTTTCGCCATTTCTTGCCGAATCTTCCGGCTCTGCGGTAGTCCTTCTCAACCTTTTCGATGGTTATTTTTTTTGGTTTTGGCATAGGTTAATCCTTTTTTCCATTGAATCCTTGAATTTTACCCTCTTTTGCTATTTCCAATAAATCTTCTACTAATCGAGCTAAGTCAATATAAGTAACCGTAACAGATGGGCTATCTTTATAAATCCGTAGTTGCTCTTTTAGGCGAATAATCAAACTTTCTTTAGACACGATTTATCAATATCCTCCAAGCTAAACCTAATCTCTTAATAAAACTCTGCCCTCTAATTACCTTTCTAAAAGCCTCTGCGTTCTCTTGGGCCGAACGCTTTAAACTCTTGCGTATCTTTTTAGATAGCTTTTGGTTCATCTTCTCCTGAACAAATCACTTAACCTTTTTAGGCGGCTGCCGCCATAAGCAGCAGCATCATCAGCGCTTCGTGTGCGTGCTTGCCGCTCCCGTAATAGTTTTCTATATGCTTTTTCTTTTTCTGTATTCCAAGGCCCTTCCTTGAATATTCGGTCATAAACCTTTTTTTCGCTGAAACCCTCTTCTTTTCTTTTTTTCTTCGCTTCCGGTAAAAATTTTTGTTTGTAAGTATATTTAGGTTTATCTGCCATTTATTTCCTCCTTTTTTGAGCTAGTTGCTTTGGCATAAGCCATTTCTACCAAATTAAACATTTCAGCCATTGTTATCCCGACCGGGAGATCTAACCCCTTCTCTTCTCTTAGAATCTTGAGCGCCTCAGGTATCTTCATTTTTCCGTAGTCCGGACCAAGATAATAAACCATTGCTTCGTGAGGTATTCTCATTCGTCCTCCAAGTATTTATCGAAATCAAAATCACCCAAAGTTACTTCGGACAAGTAGTCAACCGGTACAGTAAGATATATCCTTTCCCGGAAGTCATAGAAGTGAGCCTTTAGATTCTCTAGTTTAGTTGCCTTCCTGGTTAATGATATTACCTGCATATGTTCAGTCCCGGCTATCCCCACTAGCACAATAAAACATATCAATATCACTACTAGCAGTCCTTTCATTGTTTCTCTTCTCATATGAATCTCAGCCAGTCCTTTCATTGTTTCTCTTCTCATATTAAGCTCCCCTCCAATCAACCGCTACTTCCTCTTCCTCCTCTTCGTAAACATCCTTACGCCAGGCTTGAGCGAACTGCAAACCCCAAAGGCCCTGCAAGTAAGCATCTGCCCTATCCGGAGACTTCTGTATTCTCTTGCGCATTTCAGCTTTACTCTCTATTCTTATCTTTCGTGAATTGATAGGCTTAATAAGGATATTGCATAATTGCTGCACCATTATCGGATCATTAAAATACTCTACCCGGTGCTGTATAATCTCTTGCTGAGCATACATATGAATCTCAGCCCTGAGGTTTAAATAATCATCCGGCTGGCCGCTCTTGCCTGAGCCTATGTTTTCAATCATATTAACGCCCTTGATAAGCTCCCGGATTCTGTCAGCTATGCCTTTAAAGCCTATAATATCGATAATGTAGTCCTTTACGCCGTATCTGTTAGCAAAAGCCACCCAGGCACCGGCTATCTTCATTTCGTCCCTTTCATGGAGAATCAGAGAATCGATCTTTTGGCCGTTTTCATCAAGGATATAACCTACGCACTCATCGCCCCCGAGAGAAGGATCACCAGTAAACAACCTCTTGGTAATCGCGCGGTTAAACTTGATCCCTCTTAGCTCGTTGTACATAGCCGGGGTAACAAGCTTAATTACTCCGCCGTCCTTCCGGGGCATACCTAACCAAATATGCTCGTAATCTTCGGTACTAAGCTGCTTGCAAACATCAGCCTCATCGATCATCTTTTGAGGGCAGGTAGGATTCTCTAGGTAGTTAATATAAATATGAAGGCAGCGCTTATGATCGTAGAATCGATTATAAACAGCGTCCTCTTCGATAAACCTATTCATAGTCCAGAAAATAATAGAGTTTTGCTTCCGGATGGTAGGAACGATAATATCAAGAGTTTCTTTAGTGATCGACTGAGATTCATCAACCCAGAGAACATCTACACCTTCAAGACCTTTGATATTCTGCCGGCCTTGTTCCCGGAAGCCTCTAAAATTAAATACTGATTCTGTTCTGATGTGCCTTATTTCTGTAGCGAGGATTTGATAATCAAGCTTGTATTCACGGATTAAGTCAACCAAGATACTATAAACTGATTCATCGATTGAGTGCTGTATTTCTCTACCGCAGACGATTCTTAGCTTTTTCCGATCAGCCAGGTATAAAAGCAATCTTGCGACTGCGTGTGATTTTCCTCCGGACCGGCCGCCTTCGAGTAAAAAATAATCCCATAGATCAAGCTCAGTAATAAGAGGATATAATTTCGGGGGGATTTTGGCTAAAATCTCTGGTAGTTTTAGCTTCACTTACTGCCTACCTTTGGATTGATGGGTTTACCGTCTATCTCGATTGCCGGCATAATAGTAACGCCTCCGCTATGTTCGACCTCTTGCTTCTCCTTCATATCGGTAATATTCTTTGCTGTGAATATAAAAGAAGCCGGAGGATATAAACCTCTCAAGGCATTTTGAACTAAAAATTCTTTCTGTAATGCTTTGGCGATGTTATATGCTTGACGAAACTCATCGTACTTTTTAGCCCAAATGCTTATCTTTTCGGGGCTAACCCCTATTTTCCTAGCAAAAGCTGAAAAGAAAGGGACCTTATTGGCTACGACCTCATAAGTAGTCCACTCCGCCCCACTCTTTTTATTTATATGGTGCATTTCTCTCTCTCGATTTGGCTCTACGGAAAAGAAGTCAATAATCTCTTGGCAGTATTTTGGATTATACTTGGTAGGCCGCCCTCCGGCGTGTTTGGCTTTATCTTCACTCATAGTATTCAGGTGCGAGGCACAAGCTGGAGCGCTCCAAACTTGTTTTTTTTCAGTCTTGATAGCCTCACCCTATAAAAAACTATGACAAAATTATATGATTTTTAATCAGAAATAATCTCAAAAGCCTTTGATAACTCTCGCCAGATTGTTCTTTCGGTGGGTTTCAAAAACTCTGACATTTCGGCGGCACTAATTCCGCACTTATGAAGGATGTAAATTGATCTCATTCTGAGGTTTTTAATCTTATGCAGTGGCCGAAGCTTTTGGAAAGGGATTATCTCCCGGTACTGAAAAGGAGTATCGTCCCTTTCCTGAGCTATCTTGATTCTTTTTATAATCGTAAGCTTGGCCCTAGATTTCATTTCTTCCTTTGAAGAAGTCTTTTAGTTTCTTCATAGGAATACTCTGAGATTAGCCAGGAGAATTGCCCGGACTTCTCAGTATAAATGATAACCCCGTCCCGATACCGGTCCGCATCGCAAATAGGACACATTTTCTCAGTATCTTTAGGGTGATCTTCGTCTCTGGTGGTACATTTACTCTTCTGGCCAGGCGCAAGAGGCAATTTAAGCTTCTCTCTCCGTACTGTGATCACCTTCTCCGGGTTAATCGATACGCCTTTCGCTAACTCTACTAGCAACATCGCGATACCTCCTTTGTTATTCTGCTTCTCCCTACTTTACCGGCCCCCCTATCCCATCGTGCCGGTGATTTAAAAATATTCTTCTAATCCTTTTTTTATAGGCGTGAAGCTCCTTATCTTTTTGTTCCAAATAATTATCCAATTTAGCCTGGTTGTTGATCGTTAGGTTTTTCAAACCCTCTATTTTTCCTTTAGACCCAAAATATCTTGACTCTGCTATTGTGGCTATCACTATAAATAAAGTTCCAATAATAAAAAAAATCTTGGCTTCTTTTGTCATTTTCACCCCTTCGTTTTTAATTCAAGCCTTATAAGCCAGGCTAATATCATTACACTAAACACTGTATCTTCATCTAAGGCGTGCCAGAGTCCGGCTATGAATTTTCCTATCCATACCCCTAAGATGCCGTCAATAAAGACTAAGACTGCTATCCCTACTGCTATGATGGCTGTTGTTTCAATGGTCAGTTTTAGTTTTCTTTTCATTTCTCCTCCCGTTTATATAATGGCATAGACAGATAATTGCTAGGGCAAATCCTCCAATTATCATTACCCATTCGGTTGGAGTTGGGCTTTGAGAATAAAACCAGACATCAAAGGCTGTTATCTCTTCATCAAAAAATACAGGGATTTCGAGGCTAAACTCTGGCATCGTTAGTTTCTTTTTTTCTTATTATCTCGACATACAAAACATTTTTCTTGTTTATTATCCACTCTCTATCCGAGCCGCTTATAATATGAGTCCATTCATTCTCCCAAATCTTTTGGACATTGCGGATGGTTCTCTTAACGTCCCCTATAAAATGAATTATCTGGGTATGGCCTTTGGGTAAAACATTTTCAGTATTTTTAAATTGCATATTACACATTCTCCCTCTTTATTTGGCAGCGGATTCCGGCACTGGCACTTGCCTATGCTTACTGCGATCTTACAATAGTCGCAGTTTGGATTGTCGCAATAGTAGACTTTCTGATCCTTGTCGTAGGCCAGCGACTCTCGACAGTTGATATTCGGGCATATTAGTTTCCGCTTATTCATAGTTCCTACCTGTTCTCTACGCCACATATCTTCTGCTTGCCATATAGCCACTATAATCATTTCTCTAAATTCTTTTAATTGTTTAAGGCTTAAATTACACACTGCCCCTGATATACCAAAATCCATTTCGTGCTTGTGATAACCTACTTCCAACAATGTTTTATCCATCTTCCCCTCCTTGTTTAAGGTTCTCCAGTTAAACTCCTAAATCATCTTCGCATTGTTTAGGTCTAATTACTTGTAAACGGTTAGTTACCTTCAAATGTTCTACTTCCATATCTTTTTCAAAATAAACACATCTTAGCTTTAAAATTCCATCTACATTAAGATACTGCAAACAAGGACAATCATCACAGAATTGAGGATTTTTAAGTTTTATGTATAGTTCCATTAAGGTTCTCCAGTAATTGCTTAAGTTTTGACATTTGTATCTTTATTGTTGGGGGCAAAAGTAAATTTTCCATAAGGGTATTTCTCTGGCATACCGTGGTGGGGGTTAGATATTTTTTTCTATCCATTTTTTTGTTTCTGGATGTAATTGCATTTTTCCTTTATTCTTTTCATACCAAGTTTTCGTATTATCCCCATAGCCTTGAGCTTTTCCTGCTCCTCGCCAATCAGCTAACATTTCTTTTCGGAATTTGAGAGGTATATCTAAAATCTTAGTTCCGCCGTCATCTTCAA